TGTGGCGCGTTTTGTTGCTGCTTGGGCTTCACTGACAGGCTAAAGTATTTCTTGCCGTCTTTCTTTGATTCCTTGACCCATGCGTTGAGCCAGAATTCTGTGCCTTCGATGTTGATGCTGCCATTGTAGTCGGCATGGCTATCTTGTTCTTTCTTGTCGTTCTTAAAGAGCGATCCGCGATTGGTGTTATCGTATTCCATATTTATTGTTCTTGTTGTTGTTCTTGTTGCTTTGGTTTCTGCCAGAGTTCCACTCCATGGTTGGAGTTCACAAGGCAAATCTCTTTGTTGTTTGCTTGAGCGTCTTTGATGACGTTGTCGAGCATCCATTTCTCTCTTGGAAGCTTGTATCCATCTGTTAGCTGGACGAATCCATGCTCCTGTGCGTATTCGGTTGTTTCAATTCTCATCTTCGTTGTTGGTTAAATTGTCTGGCCTGTGAAGCTTGCATCCTGCTGAGTAGATGTAAACTCCTTCCATGCCCATGTAGCCTGCTCCGTATCCGTTATCCGTGACAGGACAGGTGCAACCTGCATCGATTGCCGCCTTGCTGCCGGGGTTAGGTTTGTTAATCGCTCCAGCAGTCATAGCTTCCTTTGTAAGTGTAGTTGTTTTCGTTCTTTGTCTCATTGCAGGTGAATGATTGGCCTACCATGCCGTGGATTCCACATAGTTTTTTGATGGTTGCTTCGTTCAACCATTTTGAAGATGTAATGCAGTAGTCTCCCCATTCGTGTGTGCCTCGGTCGTTCTGGTGCATTGAGCCTTCGATGGCGATTATGTTTAGAAGTTTCATTTGATGTATATATTTATTGGATGTGCATTGAATGTTTTTATTGAATGCGGATTAAATCTACAGCATTGCTAAAAAGGGTCAACATTATTTTCAAAAAAAGCATCCCACTCCGCAACCGCATCAACACTGTGTTTGCGGTCTTCGGTGTCCGCTGAACCGCTTGTAGACTCGTTGAAATATTTTTCGTAGATTATTCTTGCCTCTTGATAGTTTTTCTCAGCGAGCGCAAATCGAGACTGGATGCCGCTCTCCCAGATTCCAGTGCTTGTTTCAAGGAGCATCAAGCAATGCTCGTATGCGTCATCTCTATTCATGTATCTCCTCGAAGCGTGAAATGTCTCCGCGCATTTTGACTGGAACAAATACGTCTCGTTGACCACGTCGATTCTTGTCTATTCGGATGCGCGATGTTGGTTGCGCTGGTGCTTGCTTGCGGAAGCTTGGAGCTTCCTTCTTCTTGTCGTCTGGATGAGAGATGATGAGCAGGAAGTCTGTATGGTGTCCGATTGCTCTGGACTCCCGCACTGCGCCATCGTCGTTGAGTTGCGATGCTGTCAACACCACGGAGTTTGTCTTGAGTGCCGTGAGCTTTAACCTGCGTGATAGTTCACTCACTGCCTGCTCCCGATTGTCGGCGTTCGGCATCGTTACAATTTGTAGGTAATCGACCACAATTACCTCCGCTTTGCCAAGTGATGCCAGCCTGCTTGCCTCTGCTATGATCTCTCCCACTTCAGACAGGTCATCGCGGATGGTGAGCTTCATCTTCATTAGTTGTCCGATTGCGTTTGATACGTCCTTGGCAGTGGCAACACTGCGCCAGTCTGTGACTGAGGATAGTTCACGCATTGGAACAATGGTCTTCCCGATCAGATTGCAAGCCATTCGTTGCAGGATGGACTTGGCTGGCATTTCAAGGCTGAAGATCGTGACTGCCTTGCCATCAACCAGTGCATTGAGTGCAGCTTGATAAAGGAGGATTGATTTACCTCCGCTGGTCTGCGCTCCAACAACCATCATCTCACCACGTCTCATGCCGCCTCCAAGGAGTTTGTCAACCTTCGGAATCCCAGTCTTGAAGTTTTCCAGTGGTGCATTGTTCTCCAGATCGTCCAAGAAATCGCTCAGATGCTCCTTCACGCCTTTTGCATTTGTCTCTGGCTGGATTGCATTGGCCAGTGCTTCAGCGATTGCTGGAAGGTCTGCACGCATCGCGCATACGTCATCGTGTGCATTGTTCCAAGTCTTGATTGCATCTCGATATCCTTTGGCCTTGAGAAGCTGCGAGCGATAGTCAGCGGCAGTCTCGACGCACATAGCACCCGGAGAGATAAACATTGTCTTGAGCGTTTCAATGACTCCTTCCTTGCCTCCAGCAGAATCAAGCTTTCCAGTTGTTTCAAGGTCAGAGATTGCACCAAGCATATTCGTTGCTCCTGTGCGCTGATAAACTCGTTCCAGTGCAGTGAAGATCAACTTGTGTTGCTCCAGTGCGAATAAATCAGAGTGCCATGCGAGATGCGGTAGCACCTCTGGATCGATTGCGATAAGTGATAGTGCCGCCTTCTCTGCGGTAACTGCAATAGGTAGTGTTTTCATTTTGAATCAGAGATGAAAGCAATTCCTGTATTGTAATCTCCAATAAAACTTATTGTTTTTCCAACGACCAATCCACTAAACGTGATTGGACGCTTGTCATTCTCAAATTCAAAAAATATTGATTCAAGCCAAAGAGTCACTTCTTTGTTATCCCCAAATTGTCCAGTTTTTTCGTAATCAACATTAACCAATATTTTATCTGGTTGTTCATCGATTGTGAGAGAAACATTTCTTTTTGGTAATTTTATTATGTGTGTTTTCATGTATGTATTTATTTTTTAGCAGGCCCGTGAGTATGTCATCTCAGCCTGTTGTTGCTTGGGTTTTATCCAATCAGCTTTGAATGATTGCCAGCCACGAGTCACGCATTCTGTCAGTGCGTCTTGGAGTGTCAAGCCTGCAAGTTCAGATTCTTTTTCGATCATAGCCAATGCAGTTTCAGTGAGTGGCGCACGTTTAGCTTTTCGGACAGCAAGGAAATCATTCCAGACCTGATCGTCCACTGTGAATGGTTGGACTGCTGTAGTAGATTTCTTTTCTGTAATAGAAGAAGAAGATGAAGAAGAAGTAGAAGATGAAGGGGTTTGGTTCTCCTTAAGGTGAACTGTATGATTCCCCATAAGGTTTACAAGTGATTCGATTTCTGAATCTGGCATATTAAACCATTCTCCACCAATATTATATTTTTCATATTTTTTATGAAGAACACTTTCCTCTAATCCCATATTAGAGACATATTTTTTGCACAATACAAAAACAGAATCATCCCCAATGGATTTTCTTACTTTATATGCTCTTTTTTCTGGATGTTGGGATATTCCAATTTTTATGTGACCAGACGCTCTTTTCATTACATAAATAAAACCAGAGGAATTGTAATTTACGCCAAGATCAGGATTGCCGCCAAGTTTGCCGCCATTAGATCGCGCCTCTCTTAACGTCTCATCACTCACCATTCTTTTTGAAAAAATAACACCATCTTCTGTTCTTTTAAAAACTCCACACGATTCAAGTTCCAACAAAAGTTGATCGCATTCTTCTTTAGTTATCCCCACCATTCTTGACAGGGTGATTGAGTCTATCACCTTTGCGTTCACCTTAAGGTGTCCATAGGTTGATCCTTCGTGCATATAACAAAGCATATCCATCCAAAGTCCTCTTGCTGAAATTGAGCATGATCTTAAAGCGGTGTCGCGTAGCCAGTCTGAAGGATAGAATTGGAATGATGGTCGTTTAATTTTCATAATATAAAAGAAAGGCCCGCCTCAAGTGATACTCCCACAAGGAATCTTATGGGCATGAGGCAGGCCAAATTTGTTTTAGTGTTTTTCGATGGTATCAAACATCGGCCTCAACTGAGGCAGCACTACATTAGGCGTATCTTGCGCCTTTGTAAAGTGAAATTCTGCGAGCGTGAGCGTTGTCACGTTTTGCCATGACATCTCCAATGCGGATGATGATCTTTGCTTTTGTAGCTGCATTGAAGATTGCTCCAAATGCGTTAGGATGGTTTGGAGGATCACCAACGAGTCCTCGCACGTCCTCGGCATGAAATGACATACCACTCGATGCCATTGCCTTTATTATTGCCAGTGCCGCCTCTTTCCAATCCTCTGGTGTATTGTCGATGACCTTGGCGCATCCAGCTTCCTTGAGAGTATATCCGCTCATGATGCCCTCCTGACTCTTGAGATTGCGCGATCTTTTGAGTATCCACAAAGCATCAATCCGTTGATCAATGCCTTTGCAGGAATGTCATCGTATGGAGGGACGAGGAATTCATCGAACTTCTCCCACCTATCTTTAACCAATCGTTCCGCTGCGAAGTCCCACCAGATCATTCTTGCCACAAGAGCGCGAGCAAATACTGGAACTTTTTTAATGCCGTCAATCCATTCATCTTGAGTCTTTAGCCTGAGACTAAATCCATCAATCCATTTATTACGTTGTTTGATTTCCATATTTATTTATTTATTTATATAATTTACTTCTTCTTTTTTCTGTCTTGAACTAATTTTGTAAACCCATTACCTTGAACCACTCCGAATTGATAATCGCACTCGCGTTTATCAAGAAACTCTCTCATGTCAGATGCCTTAACTTTATCTCCGAGGAACTTAACAATTTCCTGAGTTGTAGCACCAGACACAGTAAATGATTTCGCTACCTCGGTTGGATCAATATAATCGGTTCCTTTAACTTTCTGGAGTTTGTATCCGGGTATCTCCTCGCCATCCGCAAGTTTTGTTTTTACCAAATCCTTTGCCCAATCGACAAGCTCATCGTTGAAGATTGCCGCTTTGGAAAGAAATGCTCCAAGAGTCTCTGGAGAGTCTGCAAGATACGTCTTCAATTGCGCGAGGTTGGCGTTTAAATCGCTATCAACGATCTCCAGTGTGTCGGATGCCGCCTTTCCAAGTGCAGGACATTTTTCTTTAGCTGCACACCAGCCACAATAGTCAGATTGAGTTGGTTTTTTGTTTGGATTAGCAACCTCTGCAAGAATTCCTTCTACAAGCGATTTTGCCTGCTCATATGTAAACGTATGAGTCACCACACGTCTCTGGTCACAGAATAACAAGTGGCAAGTCCAATCAGGAGCGAACTCACGTTCCATGTTGCCATACGCATAGGCACTCATTTGCAAATAATAATCCCTGATCTGACCTGACTTTAGATCAAGACTTGTGCGCTTGTCTGGAATGCGGGAATCCTCGGTTCCGATATGCTCAATGCCGGGAGTCTCAACTTTCAGCAGTTCTTCGTCGCTGATGATCGTTGCTCCTTCTGCACGTTGCTTGACTTCGTTGACTGCCCAAACAACGGAATCTCTGTCATCTTCATTCTCGATTGCTATCAACTTAGAATTGTCACCAGCGAGCATGAAGCGGAATGCCTCGTCCATCTGTGTTCCTCTCGCTGCCGCAGGAGATGTTCCCCCTGCGGATTCGTAGCAAGCGCACTGAGCGAGCTTAGGTAGCGATGAGTGACGTATCATTTGAATGCCTCCAGTGCTGCGATGAATTTGTCTGTCGCCTCGATGATGCGCTTGCGGTATGGGCCTTCACCAAGGTCAGTCCATGACTGACCATCTGTGAGTTGTCCTTTTGCGGCAAGGAAACGAGTCGCAGCATCTGCAACAGGGTCAATCTGTGCTTTGATGCCATCATACCAGTTGCCAGCGTCCCATTCGATTTCCTGAGCGTCTTCGATTTGGACTATCTCAACCGCAACTGGTGTTACTTCCTTTATGATTTTTGGTGCAGATGTCCTAACCATTGGTTTCATGTCAAAGTCTTGCACTTCTTCAGCAAGGTAGACTCCATTCAAGCAAGCTGGAAACACGGCACGAACACCCTCTGCCACACATCTGCTGGCGAGAAGTTGTGCAGGGTATTGCCGCCACGTCTGTTTATTCGTCAGTCCTGCGTTGTTGGCACGTTCGATTGTCCATACAATCTCAAGTTCACCACCTTGAGCATGAGCGAAGATTGCAGAACATTTAGTGTCGCTGCGGGATGTCCATTGGATTTTGCCTCCAGCATTTTGGAAACGAGCTAAAGCTGCCTGTGACTTCAATGCTGGTCTGCCTTGGATAATGTCGAACTCAGAAGCAATGGTTGCTGGATGCCGTCCTTCGGCTTGTGCAACAAGCATGAGAGCCAAAGCTTGGTCGGTTGATTTTACTCCGAACAATCCGCTCTTTACGATTGCTCCTGCCATTTTCTCCATGTCTGTCATGGAAACCTGATTGTTAGTATTTGCGAGTTGTGATGTCATATATTTATTTTTTGGTTGTTTCGTCTTGGGAGGAGTCTTTGTTTTGTTTGTAGATTGCGTTTTCTTGACCCAATCGGTAGCAAGCATAGCAGCTTCCAAAACAGATCAAGAACAAAATTACAGCGAATTCTTCACTCATTTTGCGGACATTTGAACTGTTGCCCAATTGTGGAAGATTCTCGCTGGATGAGATTCTTTGCTGACCCGCTCATGGTGTTTGGCAATGCGGATTGCATTGCAGAACGATTTGGCGCGAGGCACTGTAATTTTGATTTCGTCCAGATCGTGACGTTGAGCTTGCTTGATTTGGAACGCGAACAGATCGTGGATTTCGGTGAGTAGTGGATTCATTGTATGTATTTATTATTGATTGGTTGGTGTTCTGGGGAGAACAGATTGGTTAGGTTAGAACGAAAAATCGTAGTAATGATCGCGCCTTCCGATTGCGAGTCTTTGACCACGGATTGATTCGCCTTGACGAACCCATGCGCCATTTTTGCGAAGGGTGAAAAATGTTGGCGATCCTGACCCGCGCTCGAAAGAGTATTCTTGTGAATCGCTCATGCCGTTTTTGTCAATACGGGTTGCAATGTCTTCAACTATCCCTACACGTTTCCCGCTTTTGCTCACCTCGGTAATTGTGCAAGCGCGGCGATCTGTCCATCCAAGAATTGTCCCGCCCATACCTGCTTCTGGTGCTTCCATGCGGCATCCACTGATAATGTGATTCATCAGTGAGCCTGTTTCTGTGCCTGCTTTAAGTGGTGTTGTTGTCATTGTATGTATGTATTTATTTATTGCGCTTCTGGCGTTGTGCCGTCTGCTTGAAATCAATTTAGATTACGGCATCACAAAGTAAATATTTATTTTTAACTTTTTTTCATGCTCGCAGAACCGCATGAAATCTACGTCTGCGGACATCGATGCTCGCAGAACCGCATGAACAATACGCAAGAAATTTTTTCAGCGTAGAAAAATAATTCTTAAAATATGTTGACATCCGCAGATGCCGATAAAATCAAGCCCTGCGGTCATCGTCATAAACAAATGGTCTGATCGTCTCGGTTGACTCAGATGCAATTTGAATATTTTTGCGATGCGCTGACCAATCAATCTCGTCAAAATTTGAGCGAAACTTACTGCGGTCTACTGGTCTTTCGGCATCACCTTTTCCTGCTCCGTGATGCCAGTCTGATTGCTTCATGGATTGCATATCAAAACTCCTTCAAGATGATTTCCGCATCTTCGATTGTGTCGAAATATGACTCCATCTCGCCAATGTCGCGGGAGTAATCTGGTTGCTCTATGTAGTGCAGCAAATCAGAGATGATGCGCTTGCACTCTTGGATGCGCTCACAGAGCGATGTTGGGCCTCGGTGGTCTACCCATTCAACTCCGCAGGATGGACACTTGTGGCTCAGGTCGTGCGTGTCGGATGCGTTATCGGATATGATACTCATGGTTCTTGTCGTGCAGAAAGCATATGGTTTCGGACAAGGAAGGATTTTATTTTACCACGTCCAACCTCGCCAGTTTCTCCGCTCATTCCTTTTTTAGCAGCTTTGCCTGCATGAGAGCGTGAGGATTGGACTCGTTCGCTCCCTGCAATTTTAGCTGATATTCGGTTGTATTTATTCTGGCTTTTCATCGCCTGCTACTGGCGTTCCTGACTCCGCATTCGCCATGTCAAGGATGGTTTTCTTTTCGAGGAGATAGAGTGCAACTGTCATCTCAAAGTTGAAACGCTTGAGACGATTGATGACATCAAGGAACACTTCGTCTTTTGTGACTTCGTTGATATCGATGTCCTTCAAGACGTGTTCGATTGCTTGAACCTGATCGTCGCTGAATCCTGCGCTTGTCTCTGGTGTTTGTTCTTCGCTCATTTTTTTATTGATTTTAGTTTATTTGTTTTCTTCGGTGTTTTTGCTACCGCAACATTCATGTTCGATAGCTTCTTCTTTGATTGACCATTGGAAATTACCATTGGCCCACCAAATTTTAGTGTTGCTGATGTTGACATAAATCAGTGTTCCCTCTCTTCCAGCATTGCGTCTGCAAACTTGTATGCAAGACGTGCGATTTCCTCTGCTGGAGCTTCCATAGCCTCCTCGTCAGGGTTTGCAAGGATGCCCTCCAAGGCACGTCCAGCAAACCAATCTCGCATCCCCATGCCAGAATTAGGTCGAACTTTAGGTGTGTGCTGATCTCCAGCGTATGCCTGCACAGGAAATGCAGGATGGTTGTTTACTTTCGGCATATTTATTGTTTGTTATTATTGTATGGATTTGACTTGTAATATTGGGCGTTGAGACTGCGGCGTTCATCTGTTTTTGTCCAGAAGTTATCGCAAGCTCGCGCTACTTCGGATGCAAGTTTGATCAACCAAGCATCGGCTTTTTCTTCCATGCCAGAAGTCTCACATGATCCTTTGGCAGAAAAACTCTTTAGTCGTTGTCCTCTATGCTTTGTCATTTTGTGTGATGAGGAAGGTTAATCCAGCAAGCAATGCGATTGGCGATAGGCACAGGAAGGCTTGCCAGCAGTGCTGTAGCGTTACGAGGATTGGTATTTGAGTGAATGTATCGATGAGGTTCATATATTTATTTTGCTGATTGTTCTGTTACGGAAATGAGGATGTCTTGAATCTGTATTTTCAAGTCATGCAGGTTACGGAATTGTTGCTCGCGTTGTTTTCTTGCTGCCTCCCACGCTCCATCTACAGGGTAGTAATCCCGTGCATTGAATTCGACTTTCGCAAGACTTTCGATAGCTGCATCGACTGCGTAGTAAGCGTTCTCGTAATCGTTGAGGAGCATTTTTGCTGATGTTCCGTTCATGTGAATTGTGGGCGTGATTGTCATTAAAATGCAAAAGTTAATTTCTCTTGGCGGCGAAGAATCGCGCCCTCGACCTTGCTGTTGTTTTTTGTGGCATTGTCTGCGGCGATTGTATCAATCGGTTTCGAGATAATTGCGGGAGCGATAGCAACCCAATCAACAATGTTAGCAATGCGGATAGCTTCTTGAATGTTGTTGCTTTCAAGCGCAACCAAGAAAGCAGAGTGTTGTTCAGTGATGGTCATATATATTTATTGTGTATCGTCAGTGACGATGCCGCGAAGTTATAAGGTTATTCTTGCATGGCAAGATTTATTTTAGAAGTGCCGTTGCATCCACAATTCTTTCGCGTTCTCAACATCCATCGTTGGCTTGCCGATCCGCATATTTACTGCGTTGTGCAGGTCAATGCCCCACTCAAAAAAACGATTCCAGTCAGGGGGATTTTCAGCCATCCACTCGTCCAAATGCTCTTTGCATGGACATCCATTGAACGGAATAGAATCGCGCCAATCATTCAACCATCCAGTCATGTTTTTACCTTGCCTATGACGCAATCCAAGCAAGTGTAGTTCAGCCCAAAATCTTGGGCCATTGACAAGGATTGCGGGAACTTCATCGTCCTGCTTTGACTCAACTTCATTTCCTGCTCGTTGCACCCAGTCATTGTGTGCCTGCCAATCAATCGACATTGCCTCACAGACGATCTTTTCTACCTCGGTGGCTACTTTGTGCTGTTTGTGATATGGAGCGTTCTCAGAGTCTCCGG